TGTTTCTTTAAACTATTGTATTGTGGTTCGATAAAATCTGGACGGTTATGTGAATAGGTATAGATTTTGATCATTTATCCATCCATTTTAAAAATCTAGATACTGGATTTATTTTTTCTTTTACTGATTCTGATTTTTTCGTAACTTTTTCTGCCTTCACAAATGTATTAATCCAGTTATAAGTTTTCTCAATCCCATCTTCAAGTGTCTGTGAATAATCCCATCCAAGTTTTTCACGTATCAAATCATTATTTGAATTACGACCACGAACACCAAGAGGTCCGTCAACGTGTTCTATAATAATGTTCTTTCCTGCAACTCTTGCTGCTGTATAAACAAGTTCATTGATAGTAACCATCTCTTCAGAACCAATATTCACAGGTCCTATGAAATCAGAATCCATCATTCTTCGCGTCGCTTCAATGCATTCGTCAATATACAAAAAGGATCGAGTCTGTTCTCCGTCACCCCACACTTCAACGGTTCCTCCGTCGTCTGCATATGCGACTTTACGACAGATTGCTGCTGGTGCCTTTTCTCTTCCTCCTTGCCATGTTCCTTTGGGACCGAAGATATTATGGTAGCGACCAACACGAACAGGTATATTATAGTTACGATTATAAGCGAAATATAATCTTTCCGAGAAGAGTTTTTCCCATCCATATTCGGAGTCAGGGTCAGCAGGGTAAGCGGATTCTTCACGACAGTCAGGATTATCAGGGTCTAATTGATTATGCTCTGGGTACATACAGGCAGAACCAGAGTAAAATATCTTTGTTTTATTTACATCATAACTCTCATTAAACTTGCGTTGCTCTTCAAGTACATTTAAGTTTACTGATACAGAGTTGTGCATAATGTCTGCATCATTATCTCCTGTGAATACAAAACCTGCACCACCCATATCAGCAGCAAACTGATATATTTCATCGAATGGTTCAATCATCTTGTATGGTATTTCATTATAGAAATTACCAAGTTGTCCTTTATATTGCAATACACGGCGGACAAAATCTACGTCACGTAAATCTCCGAGTACAAATTCGTTTGCATCTGATAGAGAATACTCTGGTGATTTAAGATCAACACCTCTCACCCAATATCCATCATCACGTAATCTCTTGACCATATGACTTCCAATGAAGCCACCTGCTCCTAATACTAATGCTGTTTTCATGTTTCCTCCTATGTTCGAATCCAACGTCTGTTTGCAAGAGTCCAGTTTGTGACATCAGCAATTCTTTCCCGAACTGATTTAGCGGGTTCCCATCCTAACTCTTTCATCTTTGTTCCGTCAAGTGCATATCTTAAATCATGACCTGGTCTTGATGAATGAAAATCAACTAACTCATATTTAAGTTCTTTGTCCTGTGCATCTGCAATAATCTGTGCAAGTTCTAAGTTATTCAACTCCTCAGAACCTACAATATTAAATTTAGGACACTTTGCATTTCCCCAAGTTGGTTCAAATGTTCCTTTGTGATTGAGTAAAAACAATACTGCTGATGATACATCTCTTGCGTGTATGTAATGTCTTGAACCTGGTATGGTTCTTGTTTGGTCACTATGTATTGTAACTACCTCACCGTCTCTTGCCTTGCGTATACACATCGGAATGTATTTCTCAGGGTGTTGACGTTCACCAAATACATTCATTGTATGAGTTATGATGATTGGTAGTTTGTATGTGTTCTCATAGGCAACTGCCAACTCTTCTGCACCTGCCTTTGTCGCACTGTATGGGTTTGTTGAATTATATCTATCATTCTCTTTATACTTAATACCATTTGGTGCAGGACCAAATACTTCATCAGTACTAAAGTATACAAACTTTTCTAAGTTGTCTTGTGTTCTTGCAAAATCAAGTATGTTTGCAGTTCCAACAACATTGTCTAGAACAAACTCCATTGGATAATCGATACTTCGATCAACGTGTGAACCTGCTGCTAGATGTAAAATATAATCGACCTGTCCTATCTCACTACAAACTAATGGATTGAGTGCTGCCTTTAAATCATGATGAACAATCTTGACTCTTCTTTTTTCCTCAGGCATAAAAGGAATCATTAAATCATGTAAGCGATTTAAATTACCACTGTAGTCAAGACGATCTAAGGTTATAACTTCCCAATCTGTTGTTTTAAGTATTTCACCTATTAGATGATGAGCAATGAATCCAGCACCGCCAGTAATTAAAACTCTTTTCATGTCAATATAATAAACTCTGTTTATATAGTTAGGGTGGGAGGTTGGATTCCTGTGTACCAACAAATAACGGGCATTACTACAGTAGTAAAAACGTTATTGCCTGAGACCCGATTGGTTGAATCGGTTCTTCTTTCGAAGCAGCACCACCTGTGTCTCATCACCTTAACCAGCAGTTGCCAGTAAGTTTATTCAGTCACTCCCATGTTGCGTCCAACAAATATATTATGACATAAAAAAGGGGGTCTGTCAACCCCCTGTGTATTATTGAAAGATGATCTTGATGTTACACCACTTGGCGTAATGAATTCCTCGGTAGCAGAGAAGTGCAAACACCTCATCTGGATCGTGGATTTCTGGATCGAACTCTGGAACTAATGGATGTTCCAATGTAAATTTAATGTTAAACATTTCTCTTAACCTCCTGTAACAATATTTATGTTCGGAGATCCTGACAATAAGTATAATGTACTACAATCTTAATGTTTTCTAAACTATATCCCATGTTATATGTCCATTTCCGTCATCCCTTGATACAAAGGATGCATCATTATCATAATAATCCTTCAAGGCTATGTTGCCTGATACCACCAATCTATTAATAGATGGGTCTTTTACTTTATCTACACCATGCATTAACCATGATGGCCATGCTAGTATGTCTCCGCTTCTCTGATCTGGATATATTTTCTTATCATCTTTCCCTAAGAAATAAAAGCATTTCTGTTCAGAACAATTAATGATGTGTGTAAAAGATATTATTTCTGTGCCACCAAAATGAGAGTGTGCCGTATGAGTATCTGTTTCAGAGTTATACATCTGAACCCATAAGTTACGATAGTATGTGCTTCTCGTAAACATACCCAAATCTTTCATGATCTCATCTGTAATTTCTTCATAGTAGGGATCTATTATATCAGAAAAAGTTGAAGAATTATAAGAAGTATAAAATTTTTCCTTATCATTGTGTTCTTTCTCTATCCTTTTAAGGATAATAGATCTCAAAGATTCTGGAATAATTTTATTCTGTTTCCATATTATCATAAGAATCAACACCAAGATACACAACATTACCAGCAATCATACATCTACCACTTACTTCTGAATCGGGAACTTCATGTGATTGATGGCCACCAAAAACTATTAACCTACCTTCCGTGACTTGAATTGATTGTCCATCAACTATGAGTGGTGAACTTCCCTCTGGTGCTTGGAGATAGTAACCAAATGATATGGAATAAGGAAAGTGGTTATGTAACACTGTGCCTCCTCCATGATCATAGTACATACCCCAATAGTCAGCTACTCTAAATTTTTTAGAAGACTCTGGACTAGTATTGTAAGCAGAATTAGTCCACTTAGAAAAATCCTTTACTGCCTCTACTAAAATACTTTCTATCCAATCAAACAATATATGATGTTCTGGTAATTCTCTTTCACTACCTGTGTAGAATTTTGTTTTTAGTGCTCCACCTTGTACTCTTATATCTGCCTTGTCGGATATCCATTTTATCAAAGGATCTCCCAATTGTTCTGAAAAAGGACAATCATATATCATGGGTTCAAATGGAGATGTTAAACCTGGCAGATCAGTAAGTTTGTATTGAGTAATATCCATAATAAAAAACCCTCCGTTAAGAGGGTTGATCCATCTCGAACTACTATTATTTATAGGTAGTTTTTACGAGCGTGATGTTCTGGAATAACTTTGCCCAGTTTAACAGTAAGAAGTCCGTCTTTGAATTGAACTTCTCTAACTTCAGTATCTTCTGATAGAGTCCAGGCTCTGTTGAAGTTTCTTTGTGCCAATCCTCTATGAACATACTCAGCGTCTTCTGTATCCTCTTTATTTCCCTCTACAATGAGTCTTCCGTATTCGGTGTAGACTTTGATATCCTTCTTACTAAATCCTGCCAGTGCGATCTCTAGACGAGATTCAACATTGTTTATACTGATTAGATTGTATGGAGGATAGTTTGGTGTTGTATCAAAATTGAAGAATGAATTTAAGTAATCATCCATGCCAATTGAATTCTTCGAGATCTTCTCCATTAAGTCTGGAAGATTGGCAGTACGGTATCTTTGAATTTCCATTAGGTTCTCCTTTAAAAGCGAGTGTGAATTGTGTCCCTTACGGCGACACTACTATTTAACCACAAAACACAAAAAAAGGGGGTCGTATAAACCCCCATTTGATCTTGGTAATAACCGTCAGTCCGCTTTGACAAAGGCACTTGGCGATGTTTGAACTACTTTTTTCTTCTTTCCTATATTATATTTGGTTTCTAATGTCCAATCGCCTTTATCTTTGAACGAAAGAACCTTAATTTGATTTAGAGGAGCAACGTCAGTAATTTTTTCTGAGTTGATAATAGTAATCAATCCCCAATCAGATAGGAGAGTAATAATTCTATTCCTACGTTGAACATCATTGATAGAAAGGTTTGCAGACTTTCCATCTAAAGCAAACAACTCTTTGAAGTGAACGATATAATATCTACCTTGTTTATGAAGGATGTGGCATGATTGGTAAATCTTCTTTTCTTTTCTAGAAGCTACACCAATTCTAGTGAGAGTTTCCCTAACTTTTAAAAAATCATCTGGTTCATTTAGTGTGACCTCGATCATTTGATCTTGTGACCAATCAATCTCAGGTTCTGTAAACCCACTCATGTTGTACCTCCAACGTCAATTTTCGCTTTGATGTAATTCAACTGCTCTTTAGATAATATCTTGAGTGCTTGAATTGCTTTCTCATTACTATAACCATAGTATGATTTGACAACATCAAGGTTCTTGATCTTATCTTTACGGAGCCACGGAGAGAATCTCTTCTTTTTCCTAATACTATTTAGATAAAATTGATATTGAAGGTCTTTGGCCAAGTGTGCATTTAAGTTCATTTCATTGGCAAACATGATGCAATCAAGATGTGCAGACATGCATTTATTAATTATGAAGGGAGAATATTTCTTAATTGTTTGAGGATCATCCAGTGTAATATCCTCTTTGGTTAGGTTGATAGAGTTCAACCAATCTTTTAAATCTGCCATATCACCTAATAATATCTATTTCGTCAGGGTTAGTATTCCAAGTTTCCAATTTAGTTCTTAGTCTACCTTCATTTTTAAGTTTATCATACCTTTTTGTCGCCATTTTCTTCCAGTGACCAACTATCTGATCAACCTCAAACCTGTCATAGTTATCTGCTTTGATTAGGGTTTCTTGTTCTCCAAGAATAACTTCCCTAGCATTCTTGAATCCATATGTGGACATATAGAAACGTTTCTGTTGAGTGAGATTCTTTGCAGAAAGTATTGCATCATTGAACTGTTTTAGTTTCTCAGGATTGTTCAAACACTTCTTGATAATAGAAATCATCTTTGTTTGAATCTTTAGTTTTCTACTAGAGGCATCTTCTTTGACTAGAAGTTTGTCATTGTTTCTAGCAGTGAACCATTTGTTTAAGTCTTGGAATATAGAATCATGTATCAGAGGAGTAAAGTCACTGACAGTTAATCCTTTATATCTCATGTATGGTTTGAGTCCATCATACTGTGATGATGATTTTGTTGTTCCATAGAGTGATGTGGTTTCAAACAAACAAATATCTGCATTGTATTTCTTGTTCAAGGTTTCTCTAGCGAGATGAGAACAACATAACATTGCTAAAAGTTTACCACCCAGATAATTAAATCCAAATGGTTGAGTGGGAACAATAATGAATCCCATGATTGCATGTCTATTGAACCTAGTTAGTTCTGGAACATTACCTAACCAATCATTTCTAGGTTTAGAATTTATAGTAGGAGATCCAAATCTACAAAATCCGATAGTCTTATCTGTAGTAGTCTCTTTTATAATCCACTTGAGAGCTTTACCTGGCACAGATTTCTCTATGGCATGAGATGTAGTAATCTCTAATCTTTCATTAAAGTATTCATTACTGAATCCATTCTTCTCTCCAGCGGGAAAGATTTTGATTTGCATATCATCAGGGTGCATATCAAAATCAGTGAATAGATCATCCTCAGGCCCCATACCAAATAAGGGTACAGGTAGTTGAGCCATACGATCTAGTTTTACATTACGAAGGTATTCATCAATTCTTCCAGTATTAGAGAAATAATTGATGAACTTATCTGCCGCATACGCAGCATCAATTTCACTTAACATCATTGTAAGATGGGCATATTATAATCATCAGGTGCAGAAGGCATTGGTTGATACCTTGGGCCTGGAACGGGCATAGTTTTGGGTCTAGGCGCTGTAAGAACCTCCACTAGTAAATTAATATCCGCAGATATAGCGTCATTGGTATCCGCCATCCTACGATACCCATTACCAATATAGATTTGTCCAACAACAACTGCAACAGTTGCTGCACCCCAGAACAAATAATATTGATAGGATTTTATTTGTGCTTTTGTTTTAGTAAAAGATGATTTGGTCATTTGAATTCACACTCCACCATAATTTCGGTCATACATGCCAAGAGATTTATTTCTTGATCTGCCACAAAGGCAATTTGGTATTGATACTTGGCGATTATCAATACCGCAGCTGCTATACTAGGTTTATCAAGGGTTTCAAATAAGGCACCGTAAACTGCCCGAAGAAGTTTAGAAGGATCATTGTCAAGGTTATTGACACACCACTTTCTGACCTCTGGGAATTTCTTCTCCTTAAGATTTTTGATAAGACTATCTATATCAACCTCAGAGAAAGTAGCAAGAATCGAGGAATCAATCTTACCACCTACCGAATGTCTTTGACATTCATTCAACACTCTCCTCCAATCAGGAAAGTGTTTGTTGATTAGTTCCGCTATGACTTTCTTGTCAAAGTCAACACTTTCAAGTTCTAGTATTGAAACTATACGTTTAAAGAACTGTGATGCGATTGTTGCTCTATGTTGTCCTGAGATTGCAAACTCAATGACAGCACATCTAGAATGAAGTGGTTCAATGATTCTATTCTTAAAGTTGCATGTAAAAATAAATCTACAATTCTTATAGAACGATTCTATATTTGCCCTGAGAAGTAATTGTACGTCATGTGTAGTATTATCTGCCTCATCAATTATAATAACTTTATGTTTTCTATCTGCGTCCATTAGTGATACAGTAGAAGCAAAGTTCTTTGCTTGATTCCTAACTGTATCTAAAAATCTACCTTCATCAGATCCATTGATTACATAACAATCAACACCCAACTCAGAACACAATGCTTTTGCAACTGTAGTCTTACCAATACCAGGCGGCCCTGCCAACAAAAGATTAGGAATCTCTCCTTTCTTTAGGAACTCTTTGAATGTTTTCTTTGTACTCTCAGGTAGAATACATTCATCTATAGTTTTTGGTCTATACTTTTCTACCCATATAAATTCATCCCTCATTTTTACTTTCCACCATATTAACGGCTGGTTTGATCATCTCTAGTAGATCTTCGGATTTATGCAATCCATCTTTCCTAGCGACATAATCCTCCCAATCGGCATAGGTGCTTCCTTCTTCATTTTCTCCTTTGATATTAGCAATCAAAGTTACTACTGCAATATTCTTGAGAGTATCCTCATCCATCTTTTCTGCCGTAAATCGACAGAATTCTAGAATGAGTTCTTCTCTTGTAATGTGTTTCATAATTAAAATCCTTTGGACTTTTTCTTAGTCTTTGGTTTGTCAATAACGTGTACAACGGCATCAAATGCTGGTAGCCTACAATTATTCCACCACCACTCTTGAACCTCATCCCACGATTCTAAAATAATAGAACGGTCTTTGTGAACTATTTTATAATGATGCCTGCCATATGGCAAGTCACTTGTCTGGGAGAAGTAACGTGGGTCATTTTTTTCAATTAGTTTAGTCATAACCAATGCGGTTTTCTGGATGGGTCACGAAGATAATTAGATGCAGCCCAAGGTTTGCTCGATATATAACGTTTGTAAGCAGTAAAAGTGTCAATGCTTGTGTCATATTTAAACTCATCTGGCCCTGCGAAAGTAAATGATTTTGGTAGGTATGGTGGTGGTGCAGAAGGAATAATAGTTGTTGCTTCTTCTAGTGTTTTCTCACAACTATGAATCTTACCATAGCGCCAAGAATATTCATTACATAAAGCAAGACCGTGTGCAAGTAACCACCATGTATTTTCTAGACAAGCATTTGCCCATATTGTACAGGGGTGATTACGAAATGCACCTTTCTCTGTTTTGTATGGTTCACCATTGATACGGTGTAACTCACCATATCCATGACCCCACTTCTTAGAACATACAATAGATAACATTTGGCATGTTTCTAGGGGCATTTTGACAATGTGTTTGTCAGGTAAGCAACGTGCAGATAAAGTTGGTGATGGGTCAGTTACAAAGATGTTCATTCAGATGATCTCCATTCCTTCCTCATTCTAACATAATCCTCAGATTTTGCAACGATATCTCTGACATGTTTGAATATTCTGGCAGACTCAGCATACTTACTTGTCATATGATCTTCTTCTTGAGGAAGAATCTCTCTTGTTCCTTTCTTATATTTTCTACCAGAGTTATGATTGGCATATCGTCTTGCTCTAGTAAATCCCATCTCTAAGAATTTACGACACATATCCATACCAATAAAATCTTTACCATCCCTATAATCTAGGTACATGGCAAAGATTTTGTTTGCAGATCTTACTGCTTCGTCTGGAGTTCTAAATCTCCAATGATCACAAATAATGTTAGTATAAGGGCGAACCAGTAGAACTCCCTGTTCTCCCCTTCCAATACGATAAAGGTTGCGATTCTTTTCAACTGAAAAGTCAAGCGTCTTGTAATCGAGGCCATAATCAAATTCTTTCATTCATTAATTAAGTTTCCGTTTGCGTTTAATAGCTACTGTGGATATAACTGCTGCGGTAACAAATATAAATGCGGCTGATGCTAGGAGGAATGTAGGATCAAACAACACTTCTGGTTGTGGTTCCCATGTGCCAGGCAAAGTGTAGACAGATGGATTTGATGCAAAAAACAAAATTAGTCCTCCCATGTGATATCAGGTTCTAGAGCTATATAGTAAGTTAGGTCATACTCAGCAGACTTAAACTGTGACAAAAGTTTACGAGAGATCTTAACTTCATATGTGCCAGGCACAATCTTGATGTTCTCCACCTTAAAATTCATAGAGAACTTCTTGTCAGTTTCACCAACAACAATAGAGAAATCATTAGATGTATCATTCTTACGATCTAATACAACCATCTTAATTTCTTTACCATCTCCAATCACAGATAGATCTGTCAAGTGGTATACACCAGCAGCTTTAAGTAAGCGATCAAGTTGAGAACTTCTAAGTGTAAACTCTACATCTACAGAAGGCAGTGTGATTGATTTCTCAGGAGGAGAAACTATAACACTTGGGTCTGCAAAGAAATACTTTGATCTTTGTTTTCCTTCTTTAATGTTGAGAAAGCTTTCTCCTGTAAAGTTAAGTTCTGGTTCTTGGAATAATCCAAGTGAGTTTAAGAACTGACTTAAATCATATACTCCAAAGTCTTGTGGAAAGTCTTCATCTATATTTGCCTCTGCAAGAATGTTCTTCATGACACTTATGGTACGAAGTTGATTACCTTGCTTGAAAAGAATAGATTGATTGATAGAAGCAAAGTTCTTTAGTAGGTTGATAGTTCTATCTGAAAGTTTCATCGGTATTTTAGTTGTTGTCATTAAAAGAGAAATGATGTAGGAGTGTGCAATAGTGAATGGCTTTTAGAATATCTTTTTCATTCTTACCATCTTTTTTGCCGAATCTTGAAAGATATTTGATTGCATTGGATCGGCAAAATGCTTCCGCATCTCCAATACTTTCTATAAGATCTAGGGTTTGATAGTTACCCTTATCACTAGTATAGTGCAATTCGTACGTTTTGGCGATATAATCCTCAGCTTGTTTAAGAATTGCATCTTCCTCATACTTAAATGTTTTGGTTATGTATGGAGGAACTGTGTTGTGTCCAAAGTGATGTGAATACATATCATCTATGTCTGCAACAACTTCGTCTGCTCTTTTCCTGTCCTTTGGATCAGTAAAAGGATTCTCTGCATCAGGGTCATTACGCTTATAATCGTAATAATAATCTGAGTGTTCTGGTTCAGTAGCAGTGTTCCCTGCACTTACACTTAATGGCTCCTGACCCATCATGTAGTCAAA